AAGAAATGAAATCATTTAAGGATTTGAATGTCGCTTACAAGCCCGAAGACGGCAAGAAGCGATTTGCGGGTGCGGTGGTAAGCATCCGCGAGTTGGTGAACCTGCCCATCGTAGTAAAAGACTTCGAGACTGGAGTGAAGACCAGTCAGGGCGAAGACCGCTGTGTCGTTGCCATCGAGGTGAACGGTGAGCAGAAGAAGTTCTTCACCAATTCGGAGGAGATGAAGAACATCCTCCAACAAGTGAGTGAAATGCCCGATGGCTTCCCCTTCGAAACCACCATCAAGTCGGAGACCTTCGGCAAAGGTAGAACAAAGTACGTCTTCACTTAGACGCACACAACATTTCAATGTATGAGAAGAATTGAAGGCTCTGCAGGGGTCAAATTGATAGAATGTACACACCCTGCAAAAAACAGATGGCATATCCGTTGGGATGTGCAGGAGAACGAGGACGGCTCGGCTACCTACATGGAGGAGGAGTTCAACCACCGACCTACTGAAGACGAGATAAAGAAGACCGTCGTCGACTGGATCAACGCCCAGACGGACGAGGCTATATTGTCAGGCTTCGAGTGGAACGGCATGCGTGTATGGTTGTCTGGAGAGAACCAGTTCAACTATAAGGCAGCGCACGACCTCGCACACCAAATGCCTGAAGCAGCCCTGCCTGTAAAGTTCAAGTTCGGCACGGACGATGAACCTTGCTATCACACATTCCAGACCGTGGAAGAACTGACGGACTTCTATGTGCAATCAATCAAGTATATTCAGGGGAAACTGGATATCGGTTGGGACAAAAAGGACGCTTTCAGTTTGGACTCATACCGAGTGTAGAACAACCCTTCGGGGGTGGGTAATAAAAAAGCCCCCAGCCTGTTAATCAGTCGTCTCACTTACTTATTAACACAACTACCATTCCTGGCATGGCTGGGGGCATAGACCCTTTTGCCACCAAGAATGGTAATTTTTTATGTGTGTGCCGAAGCACATAAATAAGTGAGACGGTGCAAAGATAGTAATTTTTAGGCTAATGAAAGTAATTGAGATACTAAATTTGAATAAGGAACTACTGAAAAAGTTCCAAACGGCAGGCATAAGAATGGAAGATGTGCAATATATCGACCTGTTTAACGAGTATCTGGCATTGGTTACTCAAGGTGAAAAGGTGTCGTACATTGTGGCCACACTTGCCGACAAGTACACCATCAGCGAACGCAAGGTGTACGACCTGATTAAACGCTTCAAAAGCGACTGCAATCTGCTTGCAGTGTAATCTGCAGGACTATGCCGTAAGCTTCGGAATTGCCGTACTACCTTTGCATACCATTTCAAATGTACGGCTATGAACAAGTATCACCAAATCCTGCACAAGGTGCTTGCATCGGGCAAGAACCAGACGAACAAGAAGGGGAACATCCGCTACTTGCTCAACGAACAACTGTCATTAACGCCAGCCGACCTGCTCGACATATTTGAGGGGCACGGCATAGCACGCAAGAAGCTCCGCTCCGAACTCCAGCTGTTTATGCAAGGGGAACGCAATGTGGAGAAGTACCGCGATGCTGGTATCAACTGGTGGGACTACTGCGGCTCCATCCTCGTAAACTCTTATCCAACCTACTTCGAGAAGCTGCCGCCTCTCATCGAGAAAATCAACAGAGAGAAACGAAGCAGCAAGAACTATGTGCTGTTCCTCGGGGCGACAAACGCCGAGAGCAACCAGGCACCCTGCTTGAGTCTGGTACAGTTCCAGATCGACGAGGGCGAACTGGTGGTGTCAGCATACCAGCGCAGCTCCGATGCCAACCTCGGACTCCCTGCAGATATTTACCACCTCTACCTTATGGCACGACAGATAGACCTGCCTTTGAAATCAATCACGCTGTTCCTTGGTAATGTTCACATATACCAAAACAACATAGAGAAGACCGAGTCGCTGCTGGGAGGCAACGACAATGTAAAATTTGAATTAAACACATAAATGAGAAAAAACTATCTGTCAGCCCCTCTGCCATTTGTGGGGCAAAAGCGTATGTTCGCACGCGAGTTCATCAAGGTGCTCGAGCAATATCCCGAGGATACCGTCTTCGTGGATCTGTTCGGTGGCTCTGGGCTATTGTCGCACATTGCCAAGTGCCAGAAGCCAAATGCCACCGTCGTATATAATGACTTCGACAACTACCGCCTTCGCCTGGAGAACATACCCCGAACCAATGTCCTACTCGCTGACCTGCGTGCCATCGTGGGCGATATGCCGAAACACAGCTGCATCAAAGGGGAGAAGCGAGACCTCATATTTGCCCGTCTGGAACAGGAAGAGCGAGAGTATGGTTATATAGACTTCATCACCGTATCCTCCGCTCTTATGTTCTCGATGAAGTACAAACTGAGCATTCCCGAAATGAAAAAGGAGGCCCTCTACAACAACATACGCAAGGCGGACTATCCTCCATCGGCGGACTACCTCGAGGGTATCACCATCGTCTCGGCTGACTACAAGGAGGTATTCAGGCAGTACAAGGACACCCCGAACGTGGTGTTCCTGGTTGACCCGCCATACTTGAGTACCGAGGTCGGGACATACAGCATGTATTGGAAACTGGCGGACTACCTCGATGTGCTTACCATCCTGGCAGGACATCAGTTCATTTACTTCACCTCAAACAAGTCCTCCATCGTAGAACTCTGCGACTGGCTCGGCAAGAACCCGACCGTGGGCAACCCGTTCAAGAACTGCCGCAAGGTGGAATTCAACGCCACAATGAACTACAATGCCCACTATACGGATATGATGTTCTACACCCAGAAGGAAGAGCAACATCGCATCGCCGCCTAAAGGCGTTTTAACGCCGTTCTAACGCAACGAAAAGAGCGTCCCAAGCAAATAGCCAAGGACGCTCTTTTCGTGTGGATATGGGCTAAATATGCCGCACACCGCGCAACCTGTAAACCTCTACGCTTTCCACAATCTCCTCGTGGTCGTGATTCGTGTAGGTTTCCGCCAAATGCAGGGCGTGGAACTTCTCTCCAGCAAGCCCATCGATGACCTTCTGTATCTTCTCTGAATAGTCGAATACTGCCAACGCTGCATCCTGGTCTGAACTGCCGTCTGCAGCAGAACCTTTCCAGTCGGTCACGATGTGAAGCTTCACAAGTCCAGTGCCACGCTGGGTCTTGCCACCCGTAGTCTGCTCCCAGGTTATCGGGCAAATCTCGATAAATACTGCAGGGCGTTCCCAAGCCTCCTCCTGCTCGATGAACTCCACATTGCGGTTCCACAAGTCTATGTGCTTAATCTCTCCATCGCCTATGCTTCTCAACTTCTCGCACAGGGCTTTGTATAACTCTGTTCTCATACCTTGAAATCGTGATTGAAATACTCTGTCAAATTCTCCTCTATAATCTCACGCACCGACTGCTCAACTTCGGGGGAGTGCCCCAGGAACTGACGGCGCGGGATCTTGATTGTGCTGCCGACCTTCATCAGAGCGAGGTGCTTCCAGAACTCGGCTTCAGCACTCAACTGGATGGTGCGCTTGTCGTTTCTCCGCTCCCCGTTCTTTTTTCGTCCGAATGAACCTGTGGAGGAGTAATACTTCGCCCAGAAGAACCGCTTCATCTTGGCGGTAACTGTTATCTCTCCACCCTCATTGTGGATTTCCGCGTGCGGTTCGTCCGAATAGAAGGTGATGCTGCTGTCTGTGGACTTACTGCGTATGCTCTTACGGAGACCGCCCGTATCAATCAAAATGGAGCCGCCAGGACGAGTCGGGCTCTTGCGCCTCTGCCATGCTTCCGAGAAGAAGCCCTGCCGCTCAAAATTGCGGTCAAACTCATCTGACAACTCCACCCGAATATCTTTGAGGATATTGCGGAAAACCTGTTTCATGTCATTGTTCGCCATAGTCAAAATCTAAAAACATCTGCACATCACCTGGCACCTCATTTTTAGGCTCACACGAGGCGTGAAGTATGTTGTAGAAGGTTCGTTCGGATATACCATAAACAGGATATACGAACCTGCGCCATATTTCGCGGTTAGGAAGCCCGCGTTTGGCATGCTCATCGTATATCCTATTTATATCTGTCACTCTCTTTTGATAACTTACTCCACGCCTCTTGGCCATAGGTTAGTTCTGATTATCGGTTTACACGTTTAGGGGCTGAAGGGTTGTATGGACGTATGTCATAAGTGATTTTTGCACTGACTGTCACACGCCCAGTTCCGCCGCATTGGTCACATACCCATTCCTCCCCTGTATGGGGATCTCGCTCAATGCCTGTGCCGCGACACTTGCGGCACAGGGCTACTTTCGGTTGTTTTTCTACTTCCTGGATCATATCTTCAACTTTTAGGATTCTGTCATACCAAGCGGGATAGGTTTCCACATCCCGTTCTCGTTCTTGATTTCCGCACGGATGAACTTCTTGCTCACCTCGGGTTGATAACTCTCCTCGATGATGCGTACACCTTCAAGGAATCGTTCATCCCCAGTATCCTGCGCAACCTTTCGGAGCTGGACTATTCGGCTTGCCTTCAGTGTTCCTTTGGCATCACGAGCCAACAGACGGAACACCATGTTCACCAATGCCTCGGTCTTCTCATCATTGGCAAGGCTGGAGATGTACTCCTTCACAATGGCAATACCATCTTCAACTGTATCACGGTACCCATCGGTCACATACACACCAATGGTGATGCGTTTGTTGCCTTCGCTGTTGGTGAAGGTGTGGCTGCGCTGATCATCCTTGACCTTCGTCTTGAACAACTCGCTCTTCATCTCAAGTATGGTCTTGAAGTTATCCATTACCTGAGCCTTGCTGTTCTTGATGTCTCCGCTTATCGCCAACAGGATAGGAATACAACGCTCTATCTCCTCATCAACGAGGTCGCGGTACTGCTCACGCTCTGCCTGTGCCTTGGCTTCAGCAGCCTTTTTTTCTTGGTCTCTTTTGAAGGCAGCGAACTGTGCTTGCTCTTCAGCCGTCATTTCAACGGTGGTGGTTTTGTTCTCGTTCATAGTGGTAGTATGTTAATCTAACTTCTTGAATAACGAATTCATTGCGTTGCTACAGTTTTCACGTTCATTGAACGCTGCATAGAGCACTGCAAGTGCAATCTCAAAAAGGGTGTCGGCTGTTACCTTTCCCAAAAGAAGGGGGGCTACAAGCATTACCTTCACTAACTTGGCGATGTATCCGCCTACTGCTTTCAAATTCTGTTTCATTGTCTTAAATTTTATTGGTTGTCATTTTCGTAATCCTGCATTTCACAATAGTCATCGATTGACATTGCTTCGTGTTGGGCGTATGCCCAGTCTGCGAGTTCGCTGAAGAACTGTGCAGCTTCGTCCCGTTCCATACCGAGGGACGCTTCGGTTGCCTGTTGCTTCAGGGCTTTCAGTTTGTTGTCCATAGTCTTAACATAAATGGGTGTTACCGCCTATCGGAATGAAGTAGGTAATCTCGCCCGTTGGTTGAACTTCCTTTTTCTGTTTCAGTCCCCCTTTGCGCTGGATGGCACGAAGCTTCTCCGAAAGCGCATCGAGTTCTTCAATGGTCAAGCGTCCGAAGACCTTGCCCGAAATTCGCTGGTCCTGGCAGAAGGCATTGATACGCGTCCAGTCGGTGGTATCAATTCCCAACTTCTGCATCAGCTTCAGACAAAGGCTGCGTTTCTTCTTCTGCTCATCTTTGCGACCTGTCAAACGCTCAATAGCCTCACAACAGGCTTCATACTCTGTCCTGGTCATCTCTCGGAGGCTGTCGGTTCTGTTCCAGGTCCACTGCCTCACGAGGTCACGCTTCATATCTTCTCGATCACCACTACATGGCAACAGATTGAACGATGCGTAAAAGCGTGCGAAATTGGTTACTTCCTGTGCCATAGTTTTACAATGCTTTTACTTTACCCTCTACTGTAACCACAGCCCCAGCAACAAACATTGCAAGCATCTCTTGTGGTGTTACTCCCAGCGAAGCAAACGAGTCACTTTTCAATATCACATCTTCCGATGTCATAACTTCCCAAGCTTTCTCCACCTCGTCCTTGTCGTGAGAGCTCGTTCCAAGCAGGAAGAGGACATTGTCATAATCCTTACGGTCAAATTCAAAGACCACTCTTACTTTCTGATTGTCTGCCATAATTATTCTCCTTTCGATAATTGAAATCTTGTTGCCATTACTTGCTTGTTGCACTCTGGGCAGCACTCGCCCCCGTGCTTCACTGGGTGCGGGTTGTGTCCGTAGCCTGAATGTGTCTCGCCACAGATGCAGCATACATATTCACGGCTTGACTTCTGCCCCTCGAACATCACCTTGATGCCGCAACTGCTTGCCACATCAAGCTCCAGCTTCGCGCCCTTTGAGAGTTCCCAGCCGTTGAGCATATAGATGTAGTCACAGCCCACGAGCAAAGCAATGTCCGCCTTCATGTGCGCCATCCAATGGGCCTCTGCAGGGACACCGTTCTCAAAGGGGTTCACAGGTTCAAAGCCCTGCTCCTTCAATCGGAGAGCAGCTGCTTCAAATGTAGCCCGTCGCTCTTCCATTCCGTAGTGGGCTATCGCACCACTGATGTAAACTTTCTTCTTCATCTCACTCTATTGTTAGTTGAACATTAAAATTGAATTCCTTACATAGTCGCCTTATCTGTATGACCTTCATCGGGTCCTTGTCGTAGGCGAAGTATATCTCTCTTGCCTTGGTGTTGCACCGAACTCCCTTCTTGCGTAGCCTATACAGGAGATTCGTCCGCCGTTTCAGTCTCGGGTCCATCGTTTAGCGTATTATAAACTTCAACTTCCTTCTCTTCCCAGATACTGTAATAAGCACCCACCTGACCAGCATATCGTCCTTGGCAATAGGCTCGATAACCTTGCGTGCGAACTTTCACACCAGCCTTATACTTCAGCCTGATTGCTGGTTTGCCGAGGGGCTTACCTTTGTCCTCCTGGCTGATGAAGATGAATGTCTTCTTCGGGAAGCGTTCTATGAGTTCTGCGGTAAGTTTATATTCCCAACCAGCTTCATAAGCCTCTTGATAACTATCGACTATGATAAACTTGGCACTTTTGGGCTTTGCCAGTCGTTTGCCCAGCTCTTCTATATCGCCATCAGTTATGATACGGAAAGAGCCTTGGACCTCGTTCATCTTGAAACGCTCGAGACGCTTCTGCATAGACAATCCGACACCTTCCTCAAGAGAGACATACAGCACGGAGCCGATACCACAAAGCATCTTGGCAAGCTGCATCACGAAGGAACTCTTACCGCTGGCACTGGGTCCAGTGATGAACCAGGTATCACCCTGTTCAGGCTCTCCGAACACCTCTTTCCACTTGCCAGTAAACGGCAGCACCTTGTGGTTTATGCTTGCAACATCTTTCGGACTGTATGCTCTCTTTGCCATCGCTTACGCCATTTTCAGTTTCTCAATCTCCGTATATACACGGCGGAGTCCACCGTTAGTCTTACGCACAAGGGTAGCGATATCGGTACCTGCAGGGGCATTCACCTTCGCCACGGCACAAGCCTGGTCCTTCAGGAACTTCTCACGCTCCTTGCCATCATCGGGTGTCACCTTGCTGTATCTGTCACCGTAACGGCTCAACATCTCGGTGTAGCCCACCTTCTGGTGCTCTATCGAGCGTTCTATCTTCGCCTTCAGGCCATCGGCACCCATCATATACCAGGCGCAACATCTCTCGGTAGCGTTCCACAAGGCTTTGAGCTCAAGGAACGCCTCATACTGAAGGTCGCCAGCTTCATCAAGAATGATAAGGGGAGTTTCGATAGAACGGAGGTAGTACACAAGATCCTCGTAAACATCGCCGTATCTGCCGTTGCTGTTCACGCCAAACTCACTGGCTATCTTACGCACCAGCTTCAGCTTTGTCTTCACCTGTGAGCAGTCCACATAGATTGCGTTACGGTGTCCTTGTACATAGTAGCGTGCGGTGAAGGTCTTGCCGATATTCGGTATATCGCAAAGGATAGCACTCAAGCCGCTCTGCTGGCAAGCCTCCAACTGTATAGTGATAAAGTCGAAGGTGGCAGTCTTGGCAGCTTTCCACTCCATACCGCCTCGGAGGTTTACACCCAGACGGCGGGCAATGGTTATCCAGTTGGCATCGCTCAACGCCTTGTCGGTCTGACCATTCTTGATGGCACTGTAAACCGAGGTAGAGATACCCAACGAAGCAGCGTGCTTCGCATCGCTCGGGTAGTTTGCACGGTTGGCTGCTATCGCCTCCAATATCCGTTTCTTGTTGTCTGCTGTAATCATTGTCTCAAACTTATTTTAATGTTATTCTAATGCTGCTCTAAAGGGATTCCAACGCACTTGGGACGTGGTAAGTAACCGCCTCTTCTGGTTCGCCCAGTGTCGGGAGTTCCAGAGCTTCAACCGCCACCTCGATAGGCTGCTCCACCTTTGCCACCCCTACAGGGACAATGGCATTGCGGTTCACATAGCCGTTGAAGTCCGCTATCTTCTTCTGCTGGGCAACGAATATCTCCCTGTCCTCATCCGTCTGTTCGGCATCGGCAGTGTTGAAAGTGCCGACATCCTCGAGCTTGTCAATCAGGCGGTCACTCTGGAAGATATACACATCGGTCACCTCGCCCTCATCATTGGTCAGATAATAGGCATCCACTTTCCAGTTGTTGGGTTCCAGTTTTTCAATGACCTCGGTCTTGCTCAACCACCAGTCCTTATAAGCCACCTTGCAGTAGCTGTTACGGCGTATGGTTGTCGGTACCCGTTCACCTATGAAGCGTGCCCATACAGACTTATCCATTGGCTGGAGGGTCGGGTTCATATTCGCCTCAAGAACCTGCCAGCGTGTCATTCCTGGATACTTCTTCTGGTTAGGGTGCAGGGAGTGGTTGAACTCCTGAATGTCGCGCATATCGTCAGCGATCAATTCATCCCAGGTGTAATACTGCTTATCCTCGTAGGTGTCGTTTGCCGCATCAAACACCTTCTTCGACTCGGTACGGTAGGCACGCCCTTTGGCATAGAAGCGACCAATACCGAGGTGGTTCTTGTGCTCAATGCTACGCTTCTTTGCTCCGTTCAAAGGCTCGGCATACTTCTCCTGCGAGTTCATAGGAGCACAGAAGCGGACGAACGGGAACAACACTCCAGCCTTGAGGAAGCTATCACGCCATTGGCTCATAAGGTGGTTCTCAACCTCCACTTGTGCAGGACAACCCCAACCGTGGCGCTCTATCAATCGGAACATCGAGCGGAAGCAGTCTGTCACGAGGTCCACATTCTTGTAGCGGTTATATGCAAATCCCACCACGCACTGACTCGCCACATCGTAGGCATAGTATGCTTTCGGGCGGATCTTCGTGTCTGCCAGCTTACGGGGAAGGTCGCGGTCATCGAATGACACCTTCGAGAATGAGAACTCAGGAGCGTGACGGTGAACGTGTGGCATCTGCTCGTGCATAAAGGTTGTGTACGACATCTGACGTTTATCTATCACGACACGATTCTTCGGCATATTAAGGTAGTTCGCAATGGTGCTTTCGCTCAGGCTCAACGGTTCACCGTTTTTGTCAGTCCAGTCTTCGGGGTTGAGAACTTCCCCTGTGTCATAAGCCCACACCTCCAGTTCGCCGCATACGAAAGAGTTGTACATCTCCCAGACGCTGGTGTTGAACGGCTTGTTGGGGAGTACCGCAATCGAAAGGATAAGACGCTCGGTCTTGTGGTCAACCTTACGGCGGCTCTGGTTGCCGAACTTGCCACTGATAAGGCAAGCATAGCCCTCTGCCTGGTACTCGTTCACCTTCTTGCGGAAACGGAGCATACTTGTGGGCAAGGTGTGGTTGGTCTTCATTCTGTAACCCTCCACCGCCTGGGACATCATCGACCAGTCATACTTCAGCCCCATCGTCTTATGTATCGCCTTGGCATTGTTATACAAGCGAATGCAAGCGTTCAGCACACTGGCATTGGCAACATACTCGGCTACATGGGCATCGGTGGCATGGTCGTGTCCACACATGTTTCTCCAGTCAGCAAAATAGGCAACGGCAGCCTGGTCTATCTCATAGTTGGCATCCAGCCAGGCAAGCAGCACCTCAAGAGACGGGTCGGGATACAAGGCTTTCACCTTATCCTTGTAGGTATCAGGGAGGCTGCTTACGGATACAAGGGCGTAGCCACTTCTACCACCACGGCGTACCACATCAATGCGCCCACGAGCGGATAGCTGCTTGTAGTTGGGGATAGACATAATGCCCCCATCCACAAGTTCACGCGCTGAAATGCAAAGTGTATTACCGTAGTATTCCATAAAGCCCTCCTTATCTCAAGGTCATCGCCCAGTTTTGAATGCTCTCAAGCTCATCACACATCACTTCGTCAAAGTGCTTTACCTTCACACCTTTGAAGAATACAGCACCGCCCTTTGTCGCCTCTGTCTTGCCGATTTCCAGCATAGCACCATTTGGAAGATACTGGTGCATATAGCCGTCATGGTCAAAAATGGTTTCTAAAACAGGAACCTTTGTCATCAGAATACCATAGTTCGCAAAGGCAGCTTTACGGATCTTGCAAGCAAGTTCACTATCACTCTCAAAGGTTAGGGCCTTCCATATCATTACGGAAGTGCAGTTGAATACCTTCATCAATTTTTGACGGGTCTCCTTAGTTACATGAATGTATCGTCCCATATCTCACTTATTTTTATTACTTTTACAGCGGTTTATAAATTGATTGTTATGAATACCGAAATGATTCTGCTAAAAGCGCAAGTTCAAGCAATGCGCAACTATTTCACTTCTCTGCTTCCTGTTTTATTAAAGGGCAACAAGAGCAAGGTTTGGCTCGCGAAATATCTGATGTGGCAGTTCGAGAGGGAGCTTCTGGCACCATTCTCATATACAGATAAGCTCGATTCTCTTGAGAAAGAGAAGATAGATCACCGACGCTTCCAACTGCAAGTTCTGATGGACGTAGCATATATTCAGGGGCATCTCGAAGAACACGGCATAACAAGGATAATAAGTTCTGACGCTGCTGCTCGAGCTCTTGACATATACAACAGTTCTCAGGGGTGTGAGGAGACAATGCTTCCTCTAATTGACAAGATCTAAAGTTATCCATAGTCTTACTTATTTTAGGTTATCCTTGATATACTCTCTATCCTCTTTCCAAAGGTGATAGCCCATCTTGATTTTATGAAGGATAGCAGCCTTTTGTCCTACAATCCGAATGGCTTCTTTGTAAAAATCGCTATCTTCATAAGCATCAGCCTTACCAATGAGGAACCACGCAAGTTCCTCCATTTTGTCATGGCAGTCATCAACCTCGTTGTTACGTTCCTCAAGCATACCGTTAAGTAGTATGCTCTGTTTGGTCAATTCAATCGTCAAAGGATTGTTACCTGTCTGTACCCAACGTCTGCAGAACTCATTTTTATCCATATTAGGAACTGCGTAGTACATTTTCTCAATGTTGCGGTATTCCTCTTCTGTTACCTTGCGACCTGTGAGGTCTTGAAACTCTTGTTGTGTCATTGTCTCTCTTATTTATTGGTTCGTAAATTCTTTCAACTCGGCAAATTTTCGTATCTTTGTCCGCGCGTTAATTGATTAACACGGTGCAAATATAGTATGAAATTCTCATACTACAAAATATATTGATGGATTTTTTCATACTTTTAGTGAGACATGAGTGAAAATATCAGATTTATCGAGGTAATAGAGAGCCTAAAGCAAATGGGGGCGGTGAGCGACTATGTGCAGATTGCAGCTGTTTTAGAAACAAACAAGGCAAGCATCAGCGATATTAAGAGCGGGAGAAAGAAGTTATCTCTTGAAATCTTGCGCCGTATGAAATTATCATACCCAAATGTCAATATCGAGTGGGTTATCATGGGGGAGGGCGAAATGTTTCACACTCAACTACAAACCACACAAACAACAGGTTTTGAAGACAAATTATTAAATGTTATACAAGAAAAGGATTCTGTCATTCGAGAACAAGCGGAGGAGATAGGGCAACTGCGTGAGCGGATAGCCCAGC